AGGCTTGATTAGTACCGATTTGTTCTAAATTTTTATTTGAATTATAAGCTAAGACATATAAATTTATAGCAAATGGATTATTCTTTTCATTTAAATTATTTTTCTTACCAACTAAGAATTTGTTTACACTATCCTTTATTTCCATTTCAGTTTTACCTTGCATAGATTGAACCAATTGTGTAAATTCTGATAAGGTGTTAGGATTTGCTAAAATAGATGCAGGTGAGTTATTATCTAATTCACCATCAGGTGCACAATATGCTTTAGCAACACCACCATATTTTGCAGGAAGTGAAAGTGCTCTTACTTGATAATCTTTACGAGTTACTGCACGATTTTGAGATGAGAAGTTTGCAAGTGCGTTTTCTCTAATTTCATCAATCGTTTCCGGTCCTCTACCACCCACTGCCGTTACCTCATTCTCTACCGCTATTGAACTTTTTGCAACTCTATATGCAGTTAATTCATTTTCAGTAAATACATTTGTATCTTCTTCAAATTCAATTTGTTCAATTCTATTCAAATCTCCAACCGGAGTATTTGCAGAAACCCCACCACCAACTAAATATGAAATTGTTAATGTAGTAGATGAGGGTGCTTGTCCATAACTTTTAGTTTTTAGGAAATTAGCAGGGTCAAATGATGCACCTAATTTATCTATTGATGAATTTAATCCCAAACCTACATTTTTAAAATTAGGTATAAGAGTTTCATCAGATGAAGTAGAATTACCACCACCAAACACCAAAGATGTTGTATTATCGGCGTTTACCTTTGTTACAAATCTACGAGATGTTTTTAATACTTTTAATATATTAGAAACTGAATCCTTAAATTGTGCTAAATCTTTATCCGTAAACTCATTATTGGCATAATCTACAAATACCATTTCTTGTGCAAGATATGGAACTTCGTACCATTTATTTCCACTACTATCTCTTACATCGTATATATCAATAACATTATCATCTGGTAAATCTATTTTAGAAAATTCTTCAGGAGTACCAAATTGTTTTTCAACACTTTTTAATTCTGCAGAAATAGCATTTACATATTTTTTAATCAAATAGTAAGATGGTTCGTTATTTTCCGTTCTATATATAGTAATTTCTCTATCATCACTTACATTAAAATCTAATAATTCCGTAGTTCTAAATAGAGTACCGCTTGAATTGGCTTGAACTACCATACCCTCTTTAACTCTTAAATAATAATTAGAGTTTGGTCTATTATTTACACCCAATCCTACTGCTGGAACAACTTGGTATATTGATAATCTAACTAATGCAGGAGATGTTACTTTTGGTTTATATCCCAAATATTGTGCAAGTGCAAGAACATTTTCTTTATCCTCTGCATATAACATCAAAGATTCCTTCAATGTATCATCGATATAATAACCCATAACATCACCAATGTAAGATGCCATTTCTATGAACATCATACCCGGTGATGATTCGTTAAAATCAGAATATGTTTTTGGGAAATAAGTTTTTGCGTACTCAATTAAGTTTTGTCTGAATCCAGCAAAATCTTTATTAAGATATTTTATATCTCTACCTTGATTACTCTTTTTTGTTATACTATTTAATGCCATTTCTTATTTATCCCCTAACTGTGAATGTTATTTCTTGTAATTCAATTTGGTTACCAACCGTGAATTCAACTTTCATATATGCTATATGGTTATCTTTCATTTCATCGGTCATTTGTATTTCTATATCTTCAATATTAACGTATGGTAACCAGTAGTTTACGGTCTGTGTGATTGTATCTCTTAAATTACTCTCAAATAAACCATCCATTGGTTCAAATAATAAAGTTTCTAATCCAGTACCAAACTCCGGTTGCATCACACGCTCACCTCTTTTAGTTAGGAGTAAATTTTTTAAGTTTGCTTTTGTTTGTTCAAAGGAAGTAAAAGCTTGTTCAAAATATCCAGTATTACCTCTCTTTATAGGCAACGTAATACCATACGCGTACGCATCAAATTCTTTGGTATCTTTTACAATTTTATTTCCTAAAACGTATGCCATTATTTCTTAAACCTCTTAACTAATTCAGAGTTATCTCTATTTAATATTCTATCTAATCCTGCTAAACCAGTTGATACGCCCAATCCACCTTTAGATGATGTACCACCCATATCACCATATCCCATCTTAGCTGCCATTTGTGCTCTCATTGATTCTACCCCACCTAACGCACTTCCACCATATGATATTGTTTCATCAATATCTGGTTCAGCATCCATATAATTTGGAATATGTGAATTTGAATAACCTTCATTTAATGGGGTTTCCATTTGAAAATTATCTAAAACTGAAGCACCTTCACCAACCGAACCTCCACTTCTTTGTGCAGCTGAGAATGGTTTAGTTTGATTCAGTATATCATTTAATGTTTGATTTTTTGTAAATTGTCTTTTAGGTTGCACTGATTCTTTTTGAATTGTCGGTTGTGCTCTTTCTTTATCTAACAATTGACTTGCAAGTTCGAATGGGTCTACATCTTCCAATATATCCTTCTTTTTAGGAGTTGGGTTTGTAGTTTCGTTTAATAACTTACCAACCTCCTCTTTAATCATTTTAGGAAGTTGTTTCTTAATTTCTTGTTCTACAACTAATTTAATTAGTTGTGCTAATTTTTTAGAATCCATTTTGAAAATATTTGTTTACTTAGTATAAATATATCTTCGTTGGATTTTGAATTTTTATGAGTATAAATTTGGGTTTTCTTTTAATTTTTTCCAATATCCACAAAATTTCTTCTTTCTATCATCCAACCCATTATATCCACCATTTATTCGTTTTGTAATATATTTCAATGTACCCATAGAATCATCTACCGCAGCTTCATTTAATTTACGAGTTCTCCAAAACCAACAGGCAGTTTCTGCAACATACTTTTTTTCAACTAATGTAGAATTTGCAACTACATCATCAGTTACCCCTTTTTTGAATTGAGTATAGTTTGCTCTACCTGTAACTTGAATATACCCTCTTCCTGCGAATCTAAATCCATCGCCAGGTTGTACATTGCCTAAATCTTTTCTACCTTCATATCGTTGTTGAGCAGCAGATGGGCCCCAAATTTCTTTTGTGTATATAAAATTTCCACTTTCATGTGCACATTGAGCAAGAAAATGTGCTTTTTGTAACGGAGTTTTTATTCCCCATTTTCTCATCGCATCAATAACAACTTGAGGTGGTTCTTTTAATTTAATATTTCCACACTCTTCAATCTTTTCAGAATTAGTTGCATTAGCAGCATTGGAATCCTCACTATTATTACTTTCAGAACCATTTGATTCCGAATTATTTCTATCTGCAGGTGATGATGGAGATTGACGACTCAATCCTGCTGAAGTCGATTCATTTATACCATATCCCTTTTCAGTAGCATCTTCTGCTATTAATTCCTCATCTTCTGTTAGTGTTATAGCTTCTTCTATTCTTTTTTGTTCAAGTGCTTGTTCTTCTGGTGTTGATTGTAAATTATCCACAGAACCTCCTCCTGTACCTCTACTTGCAGGCGGAATTGTATAACCGATAAAAGGTACTGCACCAGGACCAGGAGTTAATAAGGGTGGATATAATGATGTTGTAAGGTACATTCCTTTAATGGTAGGCAAGTGAGATTGAATTGATGCAATCAATTGGTCTAAAAATACTTCACTATTATCGGTTGGTTTAGCCATAATTATTTCTTCCTATACAATTTAAGACCAGGTTCATAATCCCCTTTATACATTGTTAGTAATTGTTTACGCTGAGCACCACTTCGTTTACAACTAATGTGTAACCAAATAGAATTTCCATGTTCAAATATCAGTTGGTCAAATGGTAAATTAAGTGCAATCCATTTTGCTATCGGCATATAATCCGCATCAGAAATGCCAGGAAATTGAACATCTACTGCTTCACCTTTCATATGTTGTGATTTACCTCCTGCAGATGGTGTACCTCTAAACGCCGAGTTCACTCTCATATTTGGATACTTTTTCTTCAATGGTTCTAATATATTTACTGCTAAATTTTTTAAATTACATACAATATCACGTTCTGATAATCCAACTTGCGATTTTAATTTATGTGGAAATAATGTTTTAATAGTTAAATCTTTTAATTTATAGTTAGGTGATAATTGTTCAAGATAATCTATTTTATCACTTGTACCACATGATGGAGCTGTACTTTTTGCATTACCACGAGTTACTGATTCTTCTTTTGGATTACTATCTCTTTCTGAATCTTTTTTACCACCTCTAGTTGCTGCAGCACCTTCCGTTACTCCCAATTCCTCATCTTCTACAAATTCTTCTTTTAGTTTTTCTATTTCGGGGTCACCACTGTCACCATCATCAGTTAAAACTTCAGGCCCGTTTTCTTCTACAATTGCTGCAGCACCTTCTTTGGTATTATTATTATCAGGTAATTTAGCTAAAATTTCAGCAACCTCAGCTTCTTCATCCATTGGTTCTGATTTAATGGGTGTAGGAACAATCGGAGGTGTAAGTGGAGGTTGAGGTGGTACAATCGATTGAACATCGGTTGGTTTCCATATACCTGGGTCGGTAATGAAACTACTTATTGTTGCAATATTTAAAATAGCTCCTGGTGATGGTATAATTGGTGGTGGAACTTGACTCATTGTAGCACCAGTCCAATATGCAATGAACGCTGGGCCCATATTTGTTATAATTGGATGTTCACCTGATGATTGTTGTAATGCAGTATTAAGAATACCATTTAATGTGGATTCCATTAATTCAGTATTACCTTTTGCTATCGTAATACTATTTGTACTATCGAATCCACGTTTTACAGCCATATCATACTCCATAGTAAGTTTCTTAGCAAAATCTCCATAGGAACTAATTCCTTGTTGGTTTTGCATATAACTCAACATATTTTGTTTGAATATTTCTAATGACATTTTATTCGGTATAGTTTAATGTTGAAAGGAATGTATCCAATCTACCTTTAATATCGTTAAATGTACTTTTATTTTCAGGTCCAACCGCAGTAGGACCAGATGGTGTTTTAAATACTTGTTTGTTTATTGCATCGATTAATTCTTCTAATAAACCTTTTAAAGTTTCTCCTCTTACAAGAGGTTCTGCATCACTTTCAGTATTTAAAAAGATATTACCTTTACCACCCAAAATATATGTACTATTATCATTTGTAGTAATACGAACATCACCATTAAAATCTAAATCTGCTCCTGCTTTACCATTATCTATTGAAAATTTACCATCAGATATAAATCCATAATTTCCCTTTGAAAAGAAAATCATTTCTTGAGTTTTAGCAGAAAGTATAATACGTTCAGAGTTTACTAATACTTGGTCATATCCTTTTAGTTCAGATGGGTATTTTTCAAATTTAGATGGTTTTGTTTCTAACGCCGATTGGAAATTTAATTTATAATCACCAGATGTGATTGCAATAATAGTACCATCTTTGTTTATATCTTCTTCAGTTAGTGACCCTTTTTTTAAGTTACTTAATGATTCAGAACTTTGTCTATTACGAAGAATAATAGTAGGTGCGTATGTTTTATCTTGATTATTGTAACCACTAAAACGAATACTTTGACCAAATCTTGACTGAATAATTTTATCACCCTCATATAATTTTAAAGGATTTATTCGATTTGATACAAAATACTCACCAATTTTTGTTTTTCTATCATCAGTTCCACTACCACCAGTCGGTGTACCAGTTTTGTTAGCTTCACCATATCCCTTTGCCGGTTGACCATCTTTTTGAGTTGGTTGAAAATTTTTAATATCAACATCTTCAATTGCGTTACCGGTATTAATATTAGATGACGATATTCTTTTATAATGAAGTTTACCACCCAATTTAATTAATTCGACAGTTTCACCTACTAAGGGAATACCCTCATCGGCACTAAATGGTCTATATATCTTCGCAGTTGTTTTACTTGCAGAAGGGTCAGCTGATTTTTTAATTGCAGCACAACCTATGATACTTGTATTCTTTTTTTCAACCTCACTAAAATCGTAAGTTTCAACTCTTGGATTAGTATCATCTAATATAACATCCAACACTATACCAGTACCAACACCAGCACCACCGGAGTTTTTGTTAGTATTTTGTGTGCTATTTGATATTTGGGTTCTTTGAGTCATTATTTACCAATTTTTTGTTTTAATTCTTCAACCTCATTTGTCAATTCATCTACTCTTGCATCTTGTTCATCTTTGACATCATTGACAGTTACTTCGATTTCTTTTAACAATTGTTCTTTTTCGGCATCAGATAAGAATCCAACTTCACCTTCTGATTTGTTGTTTGCGGTAACAATACGTTGTGCGATGGTAGCTAATTTAATTAAGGCATCATCGTTACGAACTGATACATCTACCAAATCTTTTAAGATTGGCCCAATAACTGCCATATCACCTGCGTGGCGAATTAGTTTTCTCATTTCGGCTATTAATTCCGAAATTCTTGCTTTTTTATTTTGTTGATTATCGTAGATGTCTTTAAATAATCCACTTAAACTTTTGCCAGGGAATATTTCAAATTCTGTACTCATATTTATTAAATTAGTTCAAGCTATAAATATGGTAAATAAAAAAACCTCATTTTTAGTGAGGTTTTCTACTTAGGTGTGTTTTTTATAATTACCTTTTTTTTGTTGTTCGGTAATTGTTTTCTTAGCAATCTTCTTGCGGTTTTTTTCTTTTTGTTCTCTTTTTGTCATAGTAACCCCTTACAATTTTTTAATTTCGATTTTTATAGTTGGTTCATAACCTTTTGGTAATTTATTTATAATACCTTTAAACTCTTCAACTTTATCTTCAAAGTAATTTACTTCAAAAATCATATCAGTAACATTTAATAATACTTGAGATGATGTCGACATAGCTTTTGTTTTGCGATTCATATTTAGATTTGAATCTTCTTCAAAAAAATCTTTTCGTAAAGCATCTAAAATATTTTTAGGGTCTTTAATATGATTCATAATTTTTTCGGCAGATTGTTTTCTAATCTTTGAAGATTTTAAATCATCACCCTTCCTATATCCTGCTTCAGTTTCTTCACCATGATTAGTTCTAACAACATCAGTATCTTGATTATGTTTTTTTAATTTAAATGGATGTTTGGGTGTTTTTTCTAATGAAACCATAGTGTCTTCCGTAGAGAAAAACGTATGACCTGCAACACCACCCATATATTTGATAGCAGTTTTAATTGTATTTTTAAGAGTTCGTTGTCCTAACGCTTCTCTTAAAATAATACCATCTTTTGATTTTGCACCTTTTTTCATAATAAGGTTATATTCTTCCTCATCATAATAAACTAATAAGGCAGTGTTTACCACACCAACCCCATATTCATTCATACCTTCACTCCAATCAGTTATAATATCGTGCAAGTGTACCACTTCAACACCATTAATCAACTCGTGAACAACTTCTAATTTAGGTTTATATGGCCTATCTCTGTTCTTTGCTAAAATAATAGTATCGCCTAATTTCTTACGAACAATAATACATTCATTGATTATTTTCTTCATATTGAGATTTTCGAACTTAATTTATATCAATAAATATATTTTTATTTTAAATTGATATAAAAAAAGTAGTAGAGATTCTACTACCTTATTTTAATCGATACATAAACTGATAACCACAATCATCATCATAATCATCATCCTCAACTACTCTAATTTGATTACCAATAAT